AAAATCAAGCTGTATGCAGGCATTGAGTACAAAGTCAAGGAAACCAAAGCACCTGACGGATATAGGGAGAGCAACTGGGAAAAGACATTCATTAGTGATTATGACGGCTCGATTGAATATCACGAGGTCAATCTCAGTGTAGAGAATACTAAGATGAAAGGTAAGTTTGAGCTGTATAAGGTTGACTCAGTATCAGGAAATAAGCTTGCAGGCGCAGAGTATGAGATATTCGATGAAAGCGGAAAGTCCGTATTTAAGGGTACAACAAATTCAGACGGATATCTGACTTGTGAATTGCCACTTGGTAAGTACAGCTATAAGGAAACGAAAGCACCTGAAAATTATGTTCTTGACGAAAAGACTTATACGTTTGAGTTTACTGAGGACGGACAAGTATTTACAACAACTCAGAAGAACGAGTACGGCGGCGGTGTAACAGTATCACAGACCCCTGAGACACCAAATAGACAGGTCACAACGCAGGACACTCCAAACGCAAGTACAGGAACTAGCAGAAATGCCGCTCCTTTTGCACTGGCAATGACATTGTGTGTAGCAACTGCTATAGCTGCCTCAAAGAAAAAAAAGCAGACTAAGTAAGTCATATCATTTTTAGAGCCTATCATTTTTGGTAGGCTCTTTTTTTTGCGGACATATATGTTACATTTCATTTGTGATATATGTGTCACAATTATACTCTATTTTATATAAAAAATCAAATAATTATGCCTTTGCTATTGACTTATACCATTATTTATGATATAATATTTACATAAGATAAGGGGGATTATGATGAAACGATTATTGAGTTTCCTAGCGGCACTTATGCTTATGGGTGCGACTCCGCTTGCGGCTTCTGCCACGGCAAAAGCGGAAATGAATATTATAAAATCTGAACAGTTTACATCTACGGACAAAAATGAGTTGTATGATTTTGAGGAAGGTTTTACACAGAACGGTTATGAGTATCACCTTATTTCAAACACAACATCAATCATAAAAACTGATGATAATGCGAAAGTTCAGACAAAACAGCAGGAAGTTGTGACAAGCGACCTGTCAGAAAAGTCTTATGATTTCGATGATACCATAGAAACTGAGTGGGGTGGTAAGAAGTACACTGCGAAGCTCGTGAACACCTACTATACGCAGTCCAGTATCGAGCAGAAACAGATATATGCGGAAGGCTCGACTTCTTTTCCACACCAAACGAGTGAGCCGATATTTCCAAACAAGGACTATTTTGACGTAAATAATGATTACACAGGTGGTACGCAGCGAGTGCAGCTTTCTTTGCAGAGCGTTGATAAGACTGAGGAAGAATGGAGCGATGATGTGAGCTTTCCTATCGAGTTTTCCTCATATTCAGCTTCTTACTATGATTTTAACGGTGTTCGCCTTAATCATGATGATAAAAATTGTCCGCTTGACGGCAGGGGAGACCTTGTACTTGAATTTCTTGGCTTAGATAAGTCGAAATACAAGATAACCTCTGTTAAGTGGGCAGGCGAGGTCAATAAATCAAATGACACACGAAAAGCAGTAGCATACGGCAAGAGACTGACAAGCACATACACGGCGCATTATGCCGACTGGGTAACGATAACAGGCGGAGCAACATGGATCGGACACGGCGTATACGAGTACGAGATATCGTCTGAGGGAAAGCCAGTATACACGATACAGGCAACAGGCGTTTATCAGAGGGGAGCGCAGATAACTCAGACCACAACCACCACAACAACTGTCATGGTAGAAAGCGAGGTTGAAGAAACCTCATCGGTAATGGAAAAAGCAAAATCGGCGAAAATATCGAAAGTTCCTGTAGCCGTTGAGATAGGTGGTACAACAGGTTTTGTAGCCATTATTGTCTGTCTTGGCTTTGTGAATATCAATTCCATTGTGGTATATGATATGAAAGGCAACAGACTTTTTTCGAGAAAGTGCAAGCGGACGCTTGACCTTACGAAAGCCTATGCAGAAAAGCACGAGCGTGTAAAAATTGTGCTGAAAAGCGGCGCAAAGAAAAAGGTCAAAGGCTATGGCGGTCTTGTCTTTACGGCGAACGGCAGGCAATTGCAGATAGTTGAAAAAACAGAGAATGGATATATCGTTAAGCTGAGATATGTGGGGGATAATTAAGATTTATAATGAAAGCCTCGAAATGCTTACTTCAAAAAGGCAAGCGAATATACAATTGCAATGGCAACGGCGGAGAATATGCTTGAAACGAAGATTTGATTAAAAGAGGGGTATATACAATGGCTAGGAGATACAGGAAAAGAAGCAAACGCAAGCAAGAAGAAAGTCTTGGTGAGCTTCTTGCAACAGCAACGGCGATCATAACCTTATTTGTTACAAAAGGAAACCTTGTGGCAACGCTGATTATGATGCTTATAGTTGGTGTGGGCGTACCACTTATCATTAAGGTCTACAAGCAGAACAAGAAAAAAGAACGATATCTTACAAGCGGTATGGCTGATATAGACCAAATGTCAGGAGAAGAATTTGAAGAGCTTTTGAAGTATCATTTTCAGGAGCAAGGGTATGAGGCACAGCTCACACCTAAGTCACACGATTATGGCGCAGATTTAGTATTAAAGAATGGATATGGTGAAACCATTGTCGTTCAGGCAAAGCGGTACGGAAGCACCGTAGGAATAAAGGCTATACAAGAAGTGATAGGCGCAAGGTCTTATTACAACGCACAGAGAGCTATTGTATTCACCAATAACTATTTCAGTAACAGTGCTGAACAGCTTGCGGAAACGTCAGGAGTCGAGCTGTATGACCGCTCAGAGCTTACGCAGTTTATAGGTGGTAACAACATACGCTCATTCGTTTCGGCGGCGTATACGCAAGCACAGCCGTCTCAGCAAGCGCAAGAGCCACAATCCTGTCCTTATTGTGGTGGAACGCTTGTTAAGCGGTATGGAAAGCATGGCGCATTTTGGGGCTGTAGCAACTTTCCGACTTGTCGATATACAAAGAATATATAATGAAAAAGCTCAGATGTTTTTCTGAGCTTTTTTCATTATTGTAGGTTTGTCAATCATATTGGACACTATTATTAAGAAATTCGATAGGCGAAAACCATTTGAGGGGACGCATAGGACGGTTGTTTGTTCGACTTAAACGTGCAGCTAGCTGCACGTTTAAGTCGTCGCAGGAATAAAACCTATGGCACGAATAGAATTTGTTGTGATCTTCTCGGTGACTGCGCTCTACTTTGCCATTGTGCCTGGGCGTATATGGACGAATGAGTTTGTGTTCAATGCCAAGTTGTGAGAGCGTATTCTCAAACAGCGTTTTCTTGTCTCTTTTGCTTGGCGAAAAGCGGTTAGTAAATTCAAATCCATTGTCGGTCTGAATACATTTCACCGTTATTCCTCTGCGTTTGTACCATTTCACCAGCCTGTTTACAAAGTCTGCTGAAGAATAGGTGCTTTGCTCCTCATATCCGTATAAAAATCTTATCCTGGTATACTCATCGATCGCCGTGTATTGGTACAGCTTCATCTCAGGGTCAGCTATACACTTTCTCGGAACTACCTTTACGTCCACCTGAATACGCTCTCCGGGGTATGTCATCTGCTCGTATGGCTTTGGTTTATACGTCGCTTTCTTCGGCTTTTTCGGAAGCATTCCTAGTTTTTTCATAACCCTGTAAAGACTTTCAAGACAGCGTGTATACCCTTGTTTCCTGAGACGATGCCATAGTTCGGGAAGCTCAAGTGTCGGGTTCCGTTTGTGATACCTTTTGATAAGATCTATTTCTTCCTTGGTATGCTCATTGGGATGATGATGCGGTCGGCGTGATTTAACTGCAAGGGACTCCACACTTCCGTCCCAGCGTTTCAGCCAGAAATATATATATGA